TTTCATAACCAATTAATTTATAAGTTTCGTTATGAGCTAATGATTTAACTAATTCACCATCAACATATGCAAATAATGTTGTTTTAAAAGCACTTGAATTGCAAACAACTGCAATATGAACCCATCTTTGCATGGGGACATAGTCGATAGAAATACCAGTTTCCATAAATTTATGTAAATCCATTGGTGTGTTAAGTTGTTTAATATTATTATTATATTTTTCATCATCTAATTTCGTGAAACGAATAAATAATGTATTATTAGTTTTATCTAAAAATATATATGGTGAACATTGTGTAATATTATAGTTATTTTCACCATCACTGCTAACAGCGCCAACAATTTGATATTGACCTTTATATTTTATCAAATCATTAATATAAATCCAAAATGAGAAACTTTTGCGACTACCGTTAGCATTTTTAGCTAATTCAGCAGTAAATTTTGATATTTTAGTTCCAATTACGGGTACTTTTGTATCACTAACGGTACTTTTAATTTTAGCAAATAATAGAGTACCAATATATGTATATAATAAATATGCAATTATAATAGTAAAAACAATTACAACAAATAATCCAATAAATAATGTATTATTATTAAAAGAAGTATCATAAAAATTGCGAATACTTTCGGTAGCATTACTTATAATGCTACTATCACTTTTAAAGACATCAAATATAGGATTACTGGGTGATGTTGTTGAAGTTGTTCCACTCATATTTTATTTAGCTATCTATTATTAATAAATAAATTTTCTATTAATAATACTTAAATGATAATTACCATTAAAATGATTATTAGGTATAATAAATTTATATATTTTTTTATTATTTTTTTTTTGTAATGATAAATAACTTAATAATTTTGTAAAATTAGCCATTGAATGTATTTTATTATTTTTATGTTTAATTAAAAATAGCGAGTGAATAATACTAATAAAATAATCAATAGCTAATTCATTATTTTTATTCATAATAATATCAAAAAAACAGAAACTAGATATGAAATTTTTATAAAAAATATTTTTAAGTAATTTGCTACAATTTCTATTATTTAATTCACTAATCAAATTTTCATGAAATTTTAAGGGAATTAGCCATTGATCTTTATAAATAATTCGTTTAAAATTATCTCTATTGAAATTTGTTGCATATAGTTCAACAATATCAAATATTTTATCATTATTATTATAATAAGTATTTGTGACAATTTGAATACATTTTTTTATATTATAATTAGATTGAACTGCAATATTTGTTGATTCTGTTAAATTAATATTTTCTTTATATTTCAATAAAATATTATGAATTTCAATATTAGATAATGATGGTAATTCATATAAAATACAATGTTTTTTTATTTCACCCAATTTAATATTATTAGAAACTATACAAATAATAGGTATATGTTTATGTGAAGTTGTTAAAAAATTGAATAGATGAATATTCATAGTGCTATCGAATGATAATAAAGTTTCAAATTCATCAATAATAATAATTTTATTTTGTGTATTTTGTGTTAATTGTTGAATAAGAGATGAAACAAAAGCTTTAAACAATAAATCAGCTAATTGTTTAGAAGAACAGCAATTATAACTATTAATATTTATAATAAATAAATCAAGTTCTTTACATAAATTATTAATTCTATAAGATTTACCGATACCTGAATTACCAGTTATAAATAAACATGAATTATATGATAGTTTTTCACGAGGTGTTAATATCCAATTTTTAATATAATCCATATTAAATATTCGATTAATTAAGAAATTAATATAACTTTTATAACAAGAATAAAATAATAAGTTAATAATGCGATAATTGGATATATGATATCTAATGTTAATAAAGATTTAGAATTGTATGTTTTAATATTACCATATATATCAAACATAATCGAAGGTTTTATAATAAAAATTAATAATATTATTAAAATATAAAATAATATTGTTAATAATAACATTGATATACTCTATAAATTAAATATAATTTATATTATAGATGTTAGACAAAATTTTAATTATTATATTAATATTACTAATATTTTATTATATTATTAATATTAATATTGAAACGTTTGCTACGAAACAATATAAAAATACAAATGAATATTCTTGGGAAAGAAATAATATAAAGTCTTCATTACCGTATGATATTATAATTAAAAATAATAAAAATCTTTATTATGATTTTGGGAACGATGAATTAGATGAAAAATTTAATAAAATATTTTATATAGACAATGAGAAAATTATAAAAACAATTGAGGGAATGCAATGGAGTAAATGGATTTCAGCATCTACAAGTAAAAATAAAAAGATATTAGACAATTATTTTAATAAATTTTTAATGTATTTTAATGAAATAATAACAAGTGAATATTTTGATTTACCGAATGATAATAATAATGATAATAATAATGATAATAATAATGATAAATATAATGATAAATATAATATTAAAGAATATATATTAAGACGGTATAAATCGACTAATAATGAGGAAACATTATTATTAGATATTGAATTATTAATTTATAGAAAAAATAAGCCATTAGCGAGACATATAAAAATTTTAGTAATAACAAATGGAATATATAATAATGTGATACTGGCTAAAGTTATAGGTGTAATAAATGAATGTAATTTAACAAAAAAATATGATACATTAGAAGATAAGAATAATTATCATAAATTTGAACCAGAATTTAAATATAAATATGATATGAATAGTTTTATATATGATACAAATGATAAATTAGTTAATTCTGAAATAGAATATAATTTATATAATAAATTACTTAAAGAATTATAATATATATTATTATTATTATGAATTATTTTGAATATACAGTGGAAGTTGAAGTTACAGAAGATGTTGAAAAAAAGACGAAAATTTTATTTGATATGATTAAAGATGGTATAAATCCATTTTATTTATATAAAATGAGTGATGAAACAATAGAAGGGGATGAAAAGAAAAAAAATAGAACATTTACATTAACATCATTATCAAATATTAATCAAATTATAATTCATTTTTTCAGTGGAATTTGTGCTAAATTTCATTGTTTTTATAAAACCCCTGTAATTATGTAAATTTCATTATTTTTTCTTTGCATTGAATTGATTAAATTTAATCCATTCAGTGTTAATTGTTTCTAATTCTCTAATAATTTCGTATGAATTATCAATTAAAAATTGTTTAAATTTCTCACTATCTGTTTGTTCATCTAAAGTTAATCTAATAATCATTAATTGTTTTAGGGGATGAGGACATATATATCCGACATATGAACAATTAACACCTTTATGTTTATTAGATTGTCTAATATATTTATTATGAATTAATGATTGGATTACATTACCTAATGAATCATCTTCATTTTCAATATGAAAATTAACGGAGAATGGATTATTTGGAATGGGTTCAATCATTATTTCATTTGCTTCAATATTTGAAATTAATAATTTTAATTTATTAATGAGAATTATAATAGCTTTTGAAAATAAATATAAATATGATAATTTATTAACTGATTCAATTTCAAATTTTAATAAAATTGGATCACCATACATATTTTTAACATAAGAACGTTGTTTATCAAGAATATTATCTTTCTTATCCGCTTCTTTTTTATCTTCAATAAAATAAAAGTTTGATAATGATACTGGTGAAAATGATGCATTTGTTTTTGCTGTTCTTTTAATAGCTCTTGCTATCAAATGTAATTCTTCACCTGCTCTTAATCTTGTAATTAAAATATTATTTTTTGTAATAGGATTAGGAGGAAATAAGATTTTTAATTGACTTGAGGTTAATTCAATATCATTATATGTCCCTTTAAAATTAGCTGTTGTAATATTAATAGTAGATGAACTATCATTTTTAACATTTAATTCAAATTTATAATCATCATCTTTATAATTATCTGTAATTTCTTCAGATACATTAATCGGTATTAATCCAATTCTATGTTTCATAAATTCATTATGAAGGGGACCAGTATTAGTAATAATATCAATTGTTGGTTCATCCTCACCATAAAATCCAACAACAGGTATATCAGTTAAAATAATACGTCTAATACTATTAGCAATTGATAAATCAATATTATTTATATCAAATGAATGTTTCTCAGATTTAGAATCATAATTATAATTCTTAAACATTTTATTACTTATTTAAAATAAATGATATTAATTTTATGTCAATTTTTATTATTTTAATTTATCATTAATTTAATAAATGATATTATTTTATAGTGATACATGCCAACATTGTTCTGTTTTATTAGATACCATAAAAAGACATGATACTAAGAAAACAATTAAATTAGTTGTAATTGACGCAATTATTAATAAAATTAATCATAAAATAAAAGCTGTACCTGCTTTAATGTTTATGCCATCCAAAGAAATTATATATGGTAAAGCTGTATTTGATTATTTATTATTACCAAATAGAGGTTATTTATTTACAAGTAATAGTAGCAGAGATAAACAAGAATCATCATCATCAATAAATTCACCAATTCCTATAAATATTAAAGAAAAATCAGATGAACCATCCGCTTTTACATTAGGTGCCATATCATCTGATAATTATAGTGATATATCAGATGATAATATAAATTCTATGAATATTAATGATGATAAATTATATAAATGGGGCTTAGTTAATGAATCATACAATACTATTGATAATACTAAGCCTATTAATAATAATACTATTGATAATACTATTGATAATACTAAAAATACTAATATTATTAATACTATTACTAATAATCCAATTAATCCAATTAATCCAATTAATCCTATTAATACTAATGCTAATACTAATGATGATAAGATGTCAAAGAAATTGCCTTCTATTGATGAATTACAAAAACTAAGAGAAAATATATTTAAGGATATTTAATTAAATTAAAACATAATGAATTCGCTAACTTCAACTTATATTTTTAATCAGTATTATATTGATCTTTTAAAGAAACTAAAAAATATATCTAAGAAACATAAAACAAAGAGTGAAACGGCAAAACGAGTATTGAAGACTATTAAAGAAAATTATCAAACATATGATAAAACATCGGAAGAATATATTGATTTCTTTAAAAGTAAATGTAATACCGATTATTGGAGTTCTTATATAGCTCTAGATAAAGAAACATGTGATGAATGGATACTTGATGAAACTAATTCATCAGTTGAAATTTATAAAAACATTACAATTAAAGATGTAACAAAACTATTAAGAAATAATTTTATTACACATCATTATTTAAGTGTTCTATATATTTATACAAATGAATTAGCAGAAGAACAGATAACAATAATTTTAACAAATCTTCAAGCAGTATCACCAGTTGCTGAAACAGAACTTAATATTGAAAATGCCGATATTAAGAAGGTATTAATGCGCCTAAATGAATTAAAAGCGGATAATATTAAGGCAAATCCGACTATTGATGGAATGGATAGTTTAAAGGATACAACTATCGGAAAAATTGCGAAGGAAATTATTGAAGACGTTGACCTAACAAAAATCAAACAATCTATAACAAATGAGGGTGATATATTTAAGGCGATAGCTAATCCGGATAGTGGTTTTAGTGAATTATTTACAAATGTAAGTCAAAAAATGTCAAATAAGATATCAAGTGGAGAATTATCACAAGAAGCAATAATGAAGGATGCGATGAAATTTGCATCAATTCTGCCTGGATTATTTGGAGGAAATGGGGAAGATAGTTCATCAAATGGTGCAGGTACAGGAGGTTTTGATATGTCATCAATGATGAATATGATGAGTATGATGCAAAATATGAATGGAGGAGGTGGAAATAAAACTAAAACGGGAATTAATAATAATGCATTAAGAAATTTAATGAAGAAACAGCAACTTAAGAAAAAATTAAGTAAGTAAAAAAATGATTTATTTTTCTTTTCAACATATTTTATAGATAATGATGATGATTAATTTTTTACCTTTGATTAATATGAGTTTTAAGGAAAAATTATTAGCAATAGTTAATTTAATAATATTTCTAAGTGTAATATTTTCATTAATTTTCAAAAATGTAATATTTATATTATTAGGTATAATATTATTAATATTTATATTTTATATTTATTTATATGATGAAAAAATTAAAATTGATACAAATGAAACTTTAAGTAATAGAAATTTAGCAATATATGATAATAAAATATGTTCTAAACCATCAATAAATAATCCATTTATGAATCCATCAATAATAGATTATAATAATAATAATAATAATATAAAAGCATGTCCATTTAATAAAGAATTAATAAATGAAAATATAAATACTTTCTTTAAGCAAAATGTTTATAAAGATATAAATGATATTTATGAGAGAAATTTTTCAGAAAGACAATTTTATACAGTACCATCAACGACTATACCAAATGATAGACAATCATATGAGAAATGGTTATATTATCGTGATAAAACATGTAAAGAAAATAATGGTATTCAGTGTTATAATAATATAATATAAGTTTATAATTAGATATAATGGCAACATATTTTGATAAACAAAATTCTATATGTTCAGATTCATGTTGGGAAGAATCAAAAAAATATGGTAATCAAAAGATAAATGATTATCAGACATATTCAACACAATTAGTTGATTGTATTGAACCAAATGTTCGCTTACCTGAATTTATGTATGATCATGTTAATTTAAGAGGTCGTCCAGGATATGGATTAGCCGATGCATGTTTGATTGATAATTATAGTGGTTTAGTAAGTAATAAAGATAAATTAACGAGAGATAGATGTAAATTACAATTATTTAGACGTTTATTTGATGCATGTCCGACTATGAAGGGGTCATTAGGTGATATAAATTCAGAATTAGATATATTATCAGGTTCTGATTCAAGTTTTTATGGAAGTGGAGGTGAAAATAAATCATTTTCATGTAAAAAAACAATAATGGAGAGACAAATAAATCAACCAATACCATTAGTTGATTGTTTGAAGGATATTCAAAATCCTGATCATATAGTTCCAATATGGACAAATGGCGGTGAAGATACAAGATCTTATATAAATAGATTAAATTTTAATAAACATAATTAATATAATATAATATAATATTATAATATTATAATAGAATAAGTAATGAGTTTTAATAGAACTAAATATGATAATTGTTCATATAAAGTTGATTTAAAATCAAGTGTTGATACCTTAGGTTATATATTATCTCCTTATAGATATGAAAATGGAAATAAATGTATGCATCAATTAGGTTTAGTAGGTGGAACATCTGTTTCACATATTAAGGGTAATATGGTAGATTTAGAAAGTGAATTACGTGGTCAAACTCGAATAATATCAAAATGTCCAGATAATTTATATACACCGAGTAATAATGGAATAATAACAAATGATAAGACAGAACCGATTGATCAAGAAATGAAACATTTGCCTTCATGTCAATCAATTATGTATAGATCAGTGCCACTGCCACCACCATTAAAAATAAATAATTGTTAATAATAGAAATATGAATATTCCAAATGATACAAGATTAAAATATGATTCTGGAAGTTATCAAGAAGAATTAAAACGTTCAATTTTTCCAGGTATATATCAATTAAATTCTCCATATAATGATTGTAATGATTGTGGTGTAATAATACCGGATGACCCTTTTATGCGATATCAAAGTTATGGACAAAATACATGTAGTATGAAAAAAGCCATAGATGATTCAAATGAATTATCAGGATTAAATTATAAAAATTCTAAATGTAATAAAGATTTATATATTCCCAATAGTTATGTTTCTACTGGATGTAAAACAAAATATAACGGAGATGTTCGTAAATGTGCTATACCAACTGAATCATGTCGTTTATCTAATCCTCCTTGTACTTTAAAAGAAACTGGAATAAATCGATATGACCCGTTATTTTGGAATCCACAAGATACAGTTCTTGAACAATTTGATAGAATTGGTATAAATTATCGTATGGTTGCAAAAGATAATCATGTACCATTAGTAGAAAAACCACAAGACCAAAATATATTTTATCCATTAATGAATAATGATGTAGTAGATAACGGAGATTTAAATCATTGGCAAAATTTAAATAAAAATAATAAAAATTATTCACCAGGTTATCCATTCGGAGAACCAACCTATTTATTATCATGCAAACAGCAAGTTAATAGCTATTAAAGAAACGAAATAATTCAATTGACATTTCTTCATTTTTTTTGAGAATAATATTATTATATATATATTTATAAATAATATTATCAATTTTTCTATAATGATTAAAATTTAATGCAGTATTATTGAATTTTAAATTTCTATTTTGTCTAATATCAATATCCATAGCTGTATAATTATATGATAATGGTTTAGATTTAATAAAAATCTTATAATTATATTTAAAAATATTAAATGTAATAAAATAACTATATTTATCTTTTAATAAATATCTAAAATTATTTTTGTCATTTAATTCTAATACTAAACTTTTATTAGAATTATAATACTTCAGATTATTATAACTTGCTATATTATTATTATAACAACCATTTTTAATAATTGAATTCAGATTTAAAATTTTACCAGCAATAGTTGAATAATGATTATTTATATGTAATGTGAATGAAGATAAATTTAATAAATTTGATATTAGAATAAATAAAAAATAAATATATTTCATTATTTAATATTATTATTAAATATCTTTAAATAATAATAGAAATGTCAAATAAAGACAATGACAATATAATTTATCTAAGTGAGGATTTACCAGAAATAAATTATTTTGAAATAGTTAGTATTGATGAAATAATTAAAAATAATCCAAATTTTATTGCTTTTTCAAGAGAAGAAATTTATAATGAATTATTTAATTTTGTTAAAACCAAATCTAAAACAGAATGTTTTTTGAAATTATTTTATGAAATTGTTAATAAAAAAACTAATGTTGATAATTTTATAGTTATAGCTGATGCGAATAGAGGTAATTTTGAAGATTTAAATATTGAAGAATTTATATCAGACCTTAAAAAATATGATAAAATTAATGACGCTAATCTTGCTCTAGCATCTAAAAATAAATTATGGTTTCCTTTAAATTATGATGCTGATAATAATAAAATTAGATTTAAGGCACAACAAAAAACAATAATAGAATTATCAGAAGATAATAATTATATTGTATTTAAGGACGATGAAACAAATATACCGATAATTGGTGTATATTTTTATAGTCCGATAACAATATTAGATGATTATTTAAATGATAAAATAATGTCTCATTTGTATAAACCAATAAAATTAGATATTAAGAATGCAACAGTTGAAAATGAGAATTTTGAGGATTTAATAAAATCATATAAAATAAAAATTCCAATTGATAAAATTGATAATGAAAATTATAATTATTCAAGTATAAATAATTTATTACAAAAATATAATTATAGTTTAGATAATATATCTCAAGATGATTTTAAAATAATTAAAAATCATTTGACAGAATTAAATAAAAAAGAAACTATTCATAAAATAACTTATAATTCTATTCAAATAAAATCAATTGAATTAATTAATCCTAGATTTACTTTTTTCAATATTCTTAAAGAACTCAAAATATTAATTGATATTACTATTAAATCTACTGATATTATTACTAAACAATTAAAAACATTTGAAAAAGAACGTTCAGTTGTTAAAAAATTAGATATTACACGTGATTTATATTCAATTATAACTAATTTAAATGATAAAAATTATGATCAAGTTATTAATAATTTAAGGGATTTAAGAAAAAATTTAATATTAGATGGTGCAATATCAAAATTAGAATTATTCAATAAATTAAATAAAAAGAATATAATAAATCAATTAGATGAATTAGAAATAAGATTTGAATTATTAAAATATTCTTTTGTAGATATTTATAAATTAAATTTCTCTTGTACGGATGATGAACATGAAATTCATATTGGCACTGATGAAGCTAATTATGAAGGTGTGCCATTAAAAATAGGTCAATCAAATGAAAAAGAAGATAATTATGAATATGATGATGAAAAAGATGAAATTGATTTAGATGAAACACAATTCAATAAATATTATAATAATCAATTTTATAATATTGAAATTGGATTTGCTGAATTATTAAAGATGATATTACCATTTTTATATAGAATGCAAAAATTAAGTGCTTTACCTATAAATTATGATATGATTGTTTCATATTTATTTAATAATTATAGAACAATAGAACCTAAAATAACAATTATATATAAATATTTTCCAGATATCGAAGAAGATGAATTAAACATTTATTTAAAAAAACCAATTAAATATATTCTGATAAATGCTAAAGATAAAATGATAAATGCAATGAATGAATATTTTAATAATTTTAAAAATATTATTTATGATATTATTGCATTATGGTCTATAACTATTCAAAAAGATATTATTCATGAAACTTTATTTTTTAATCAAGAAAAATTATTTCCAGAATGTGAACATTTATGGGATGAATATGGCGCACCATATGATATAGAATCAAAAAAAGGGGTAATGATTTATTTAAGTTGTATATTTCGTGAAGTATATGGAGATTTATATAAAGATGAATATGCAAATTTAGTGCCATTAGATGATGATTTTAAGAAAATTATAATGACAATTATAACAGAAAAATATGAAAAAGAATTATTAACAATGACCAAAATTAAAGCCAAGAAAGTTAAAATAAATATTGGTAGACAATATTATGATACTTTATATGATTTATTAAAAAGAAAAGAATATAAAGGTGATAATTTTTTGGCTGCATATATAGATGCATTAATTTATATGCCAGCAATAAAATTTGTTAAAATTCATAAATATTTGCAAGGTTGTTGTTTAGAAAGAATAGATGAAAATTTTACAGCTGATTTATATTTCAAAACTGATAGACAGGATTTAAAGAAGGCTAAAGAAAAATTAACAGGCAAACGAGTATTTAATATGCCTCGATATAAGAGATTTTTTATACAAAAAAAGAAAGAAATAAATAAAACTGAACAATTTATTGAAATTCATAATCCTATTAAATATAATATTATTGATTATGATATCCAAAAATGGCTTTCTGATTTAAAGGATTTAAAGAAACCAACAATATTTTCTGATGATTTAATATCAAAATTATTATTATCAGTATTCAAAACAACTGAAAATTATAAAGAACAATATATTAATTATTTTAATAATAAAGAATTAAAACAATTATTTCATAATTATACTTTTGATAATTATAAACAAATTTCTTCAATAATATCTAAAATTTTATATAAATATCTTAAAAAAGATGCTCTATCTTTTTTAACAATTATTAATAATACTATTAATGAACTTGATAAATTAAATTCAATTATAACAGAAGATAATATTAATGATATTAATAGTATCAAAAGAATTGCTATTATTCGTTTAATGGCTTTACCATCATCTATTGATAATATTGTAAATAAAAAGTTTATACCATCAATAGATATAGATAATGAAGTATATCAAGAATTATTCAAAGAAATAGTAATTTCAATTATTAATAATATTAAAAATTGTCATATGTTAGATTTAAATGAACAAATTGATTTTATTAATCAAATTCGTGAGAAAAATAAATTTGATATTTTAGCAAGAATGAATAAAAAGACGAGAGAAGATAAAGATATAGAAAAAGAATTAAAAAAATATGGTTTAAAATATAATGAAGAACTTCTAGATAATGAAATTGAACCAGAAATAAATATAGAAAAACCAGATAATCAAAATGAAAATGATGGAGAAGATGAATATAAAGTTGATATGGAAGATGGAGATAGCGATGATGAATATATGCAAGGGTCTAATAATGGTTTTATATATGCTGATTAACTAAATAAATAAATATGAATTATTGATATAGAGAAATGAGAAACAATGATACACCATCAATGGATAATATTTATAATTCTAAATTTTATAGTGAAACAAAAGCTTATGAACAATCTTTAAGTGATGATTATTATAAAAAAGCACAAATGCCATTTCAATCAGGTGTTATACCTCATTATTTTACTAATGATGATATGAATCCAACTGTAATTAAAAGTTTATCTGGAAATAATATTAATATTAATGATTTTAAACATGGAAATATGCAACCTTTCATTAAAAAAGGTGTCACACAAAATGTTGAACAATTCGGATTAAATAAAAATATGGGTTATAGTTCGGATACTAAAGATGTTAGTAAAATAGAAATAGAAAAAACTGATTTTTTTACAAATCAACCTTTTTATAATGATACAACTATTGATACAAATAATTTCTTAGCTTCTAGAACTAATTTAACTAAACTTCAAAATAATGTATCACCTATTCAAAGTGTTTTAGTTGGACCTGGATTAAATAGAGGATTTTCAAGTATAGGAATTGGTGGATTTCAACAAGCTGAAACAATTAATTATGTTAAACCAAAATCAAAAGAAGAATTAAGACCCTTATCTGACCAAAGATCATCATTATATACTTTACCTATGAAACCTAAAAATAATGTTGAACAAAGAGGTGTTATTACTCCTATGAATAAAAATAGAAGTGAAAGATCTTTTAATCAAACTGAGGATAATTGGTTTAAAGGTCAATCAGTTATTAAAAAAGAAGTTGGACGTCCTGAAGAAAATTTAACAGATACAACTGCTAGAAATAATAGTCATATTAATTATTATGGACCATTAAAAAATCAAGATGAATTTTTTAATAAAGATGATGATTATGGTAAAAATAATATTATTATTTATGATAATGAAAGAAATCTAACTCAAATTGAAACACCTGTTGCCAATTTTTCAAGTGTTATTAAAGCTGTTATATCACCTATTACCGATGCTTTAAAAATAACTATGAAAGAATTTTTTGTTGATAATCCCCGTATAAATGGTAATGCTATGCCACAATTACCTGAAAAAGCAACATTATATGATCCTGTCACTCATACTATGAAAACAACTATTAAAGAAACAACCATTCATGAAGGTAATAATGGCAATATGAGTGGTATGGATGAAACTTATACAGCTTTATATGATACTGCAAAAACAACAACTAAAGAAACAACTATTCATGAAGGTAATGGTGGTGTTTTAAGTGGTATAGATGAAACTTATTCTGCTTTATATGATACCGCAAAAACAACAACAAAAGAAACAACTATACATGAAGGTAATGGTGGTGTTTTAAGTGGTATTGATGAAACTTATGCTGCTTTATATGATATAGCAAAAACAACAACTAAAGAAACAACCATTCATGAAGGTAATGGTGGAACTTTAAGTGGTATTGATGAAACTTACGCAGCTTTATATGATACAGCAAAAACAACAACAAAAGAGACAACCATACATGAAGGTAATGGTGGAACTTTAAGTGGTGCAGATGAGACATATGCCGCTTTATATGATACAGCAAAAACAACAATAAAAGAGACAATGATACATGAAGGAAATGGGGGATTTATGGAAGGTAAACAATCGGGTTATGTTAATAATAATAATAAAGCAAGAACAACATTAAAAGAAACGATACCATATGGAGGAACAGTTAGAAATATAAATAAGATATCTTATTATAGTACATATGTATATGATCCATCAATAGTTGCTAAAAAAACAGTTAAAGAAACAACGGTTGGATTAGGTGGGTCTGGATATGGATTTTTCGGAGGATTTTTAAATAGTTTATTAGGAGGATATTTAATTAAAGATGAAAAGGCAAAAAATACTCAAAGACAAAATTCATTAACTGATAATTATGGTATTGCTGGTAGCAAAACTATATTTACACCAACAGATAGAGAAGCAGATTATAATGCAGAAATTGATGGAACACGAGAATTAATAATGATGAAAGCAGGAAGGACACCAAATGCAGGTGGAAAATTCGTGGGAGTACCAAAAGAAGATATTAATATGAATGTTAATAAACGTCAAATAGATTTGGAGGAGAGTGCAAGAATTGGAAATATGGGAACTGTATATGAAGGATTACCAGCACCAATTGATAAAGAAAATATTACAAAAGAAAAATATCAAACAAATGCATTTAATAATAGATTAGATAGTTCAATATTATCATCATTGATTGATAATGATAATATAATAAAAATAAATCCAATTAGAACTGATTGTGATAATTCTATTTAAAATGTTTTTTTAACTTTTATTTGCATTTTATTTTTATTATGATTTTTTGCAAATACACTTGGGTCATATGGTTCTTCATCATCTTCATCTTCATAAACAAGTGTATTTGCTTTTCTTTCTTTTTCTAATGCGCATAAATTCCATAATTCAGGCGTACACATCTTAAAATCAGCTTCTTTTGCTTTATACCATTTAACCTGATCTTCCAATTTATTACTTTGTATTTTATTATCAATTACGACACATTCATAATTTTCCGTGCAACTATCCATAACGGCACAGAAAGTGGAGAAATCATTAAATACACCTGCATAATGATTATAAATTTTTTCTCTTTCTTTAATAATATTATTTTTAAAAATAAATACATAATCAATATTTGCTCTTAATACCGGAGGCAAACCCATACAATATTGCATAGTAATTAAAAAGAAAATTTTATAATGTCGACCATTCATAAATATACTTCTTATATTTTTATCAGTAGGCCATGTTTTATCATATAAACAATCATCTAAAATTAAAAAAGCTCTATTATCAATATCAGATGAATTATATCTTTTTATTTGTATTGCTTTTTGTTTATTTATAGATATTTGTCTATCTAAAAATTTCTTAATAATGATTGGTTCATATTCTTCATAAATTAACATATTTGGAATAAATGTTTCAAAAAAATTATTTGCTGTTTCGGTTGGACTGATTACAACACCAACCGGTAAATCTTTATGATAACTTAAAATATCTTTCATACAATATGATTTTCCTGTATTTCTTTTACCAATCAAAACAACAACTGAATCGCTTTTTATTGTTGATGGATCAAATTTTTTTAATTCAAGTTTCATATTTATTTATTTAATTATTTTAATATTTATATCTCTAATGCGTATATTTGTATATAATTAACATTCTATATTAAAATTAGAGTTTATATGGAATATTATATAATTTCATTAATAATTTCAATAGTAGTATTCATATTTGTATATTTATGTGATTATAAAAAACCAATTAATAATAATAATAATAATAATTTTAATAATGATGATAATGATAATAATGATGATAATGATAATAAATCACTATTTACTAAGAATAATTTATTATTATTTGGAATAATTTATATAGTTATAACAATTATCTGTTTTTATGTTTTTACTTCATCAATCTCTTTATATTCATTAATTCCGTTATTTATTTTAAATCTATTTAAAGCACCTGAACAATTACCACCTCTAATTAAAGATAATGGTAAAGGTGATGATATTGACCCTAAAATTTTAAACAAAATAAATGATAATTTTGATATTGGTTTTAATCCCCCTAATAATGATAATAATGATAATAATGATAATAATGATAATAATGATAATAATGATAATAATGATAATAATGATAATAATGATAATAAAATTGTATAATAATATTGCTAAAAAATTATAAAAATGATTTATATATTTTTTTAATATAAAAATAAAAAAATGGCATTCAAGTTTGATGAAAATAATTTTGAGAAAGAATTCTTTGATAATTATGATCATGAAGATAGTGATGATTTTTCATTTTCTTTATATATATTTGCAGAGAAATATGTATCAAAAAAATCATTGATACATAATAAAAAAGTTGTTAAATATTATTATGGAACAACAGAAAATGCCATAAAAGTCTTTGAAAAGTCTTGGAAACTTGAATATTATAAAGATTGTTTATCGAAAGGACTTAAGACTGCTTATATAGAACTTGCTGCAATTACATTGTATAAGGTTTTCTATGGGCGTTTTTCTGCACAAAGATAAAAGTTTCATAATTATATAAGAAAATAATTTTTTTCTTTTTATTTCATAAAAATAAGAATGGATAATAATAATCTTTCAATATCATTTAAAGGTAAAGAAGTTTTTAATACAAGTTATTTTACATTAACAAAAATCCGTATATTATTAATTAATGAATTTGCCTTTAATTTTATTATTTATATATGGTATATTTTATTTATATCAGGGATTATAACAACACCTAATCCTTTTTTTGCATTAGTATTATCATTAATACAAAATGTGATATTATTAACATATTTATTAATAAAAGGTATATCATATCAAGATTTATTGAAATATACAATTGTTTTAATAGTATTCAAACTATTTCCAATATATTCAATGAGAAATAATATGTCAGTTAGTTATTTTGATGTTTATTCGGGTATATATTTATATATTATATATATATTTATAATATTAGTAATAATTAATGTATTTTTACATAAAAATTATGATATTATTAATTTAATACAAAGAGATATAACAAATGATAAATATGATAAAAGTATTTCAAGTCATGCATATGATACAGTATATAATGATATGATTTTAAGGATAATTTAAAATAATTTTATTTAATATCATTATAATTTGACTAATTAAATAAATAATTTCATTCATATTTTTACCAATTTCTGCGCTAATAAATGAGTCAAAAAAAACATTTTCAACTTCTTTATTAAACCTCATATATAATTCATTTGATATATGAGGTTTAATAAATTTATTCAATTTAAATAATTTATTACATATAAATAAATTATGTAATTCATAAACTTCTTCACAAATATGATTTAACTCTTTTATAATATCCTTTATATCCATTGATAAAAAATAATATCTATTTTAATATCATTTTTTATAATTGAATAAATAATTTTATATATTCTTTTAAAGTATTTCTACAATTTAAACATTTTGTTAATTTTGAATTATTATATTTTAAACTTTGCATAACACATTCATTACAACATGTATGACCACATGGGATTGCACACATATTAATTTCATTTTCAAAACAAATAGGGCAAATATTTTTGCTTATTTTTTCTAATGGAATGATTTCTTTTGTTGTATTAATAAAAAGATTTCTATATGCAAGTAATTTAATTTCTTGTTTTTCAATATTTTCTGTTAATATATTTTTATTTATTATATAATATTCATTTATCCATTTATCCGCATATTTTTTAAATAATTCTATATATTTTATTATATATTCTGTCATTTCATTTGTATCAATATCTTCAGATGTTTCTCGACATAATTGTATCATAACATTTTGATGTTTATTATAAATATTACATTTATAATTAATAATATCTTCTTTTTTTTTATCCAAATTTATACTTTTTATTTTATTCTCATTTAAATGTTTAATTAATATTTTATAATCTATTAATAATTTTTTTGCATCAATATTATTATTTTCATTATTACTATCATTACTATTATTACTATTATTACTATCAATATAAATATTTAAATCATCGGAAATTATATTATAATCTGTTGCAATTGTATCTTGCAAATCGTATGCTTCGTTTATAGACGAATAATTCATTTTATAATAAATGGAAAATAAATAAAAAAATGATAATTTATCTTAATTTAAATTATATATAAAAGAATGTCTTTGACAAATTCTAAACAAATATTAAAACATAATTTGATTAATATTTATAATAATAATGATACTTATGATTATATTACATTTTATAGGAAATTAATAGTTTATAATGATAAAATAAGATTATATGCGAATGATGATTTATATAATAAATATATTGTAGAATTATATAATTTAATCGATGAATATATGTATGGCGAAGATAATGAAAAAATAAAAATTGCAGCAAAAAATAAATGTTGCATTGCACTTCGTAGAATTATCACATATATTAAATAAATGTTTAATTTTATAAGAAAATATAAATAAAAATGATTTTTTTTTATAAATAATAATCAAAAAAATATGGATAATCATTTCATAGATTTGGACAAGATATATATACCAAAATATATATATCTTGATGAAATTTATGATTATGATGATATTCTTATGAACATTCAAAGAAAATCACAAAAAGAAACAAAAAAAAGGAAGAGAACTGATGATAATGGTCTTGATGAATTCGATGAAGTAGATTAATAATTGTCTCATTATAAATCCAATAATTATTTTTGGATTTATATTTATAAGTATAAATAATTAAAATGATTATCTAATTTTATATTAATGGTTATAAAGACACTTGATATTAACAGAGAAATTGAAACGATTATTTATGATTTTCTTTTAAATTTTCAAAGAAAATCACAAAAAAACAAAAGTATGAAGAGGAAGAGAACTGATGATAATGGTCTTGATGATGTTGATGATTAATAATTATTTTTTGGATTTTTATTTATTTTTGTTTTAATTTATAAGTATAAATAAATTAAAATGATAATTTCATTTTATATTAAGTATTAAGCCATAATGGTTATAAAGACGCTTGAGCTGAACAAAGAAATTGAAACGATTATTTATGATTTTCGCGAAAATGAATGCATTCGTGCGTTTTTTCATAAATTGCGATCTTTGAAGGATGATATTCACATAAGCATTTCAGAAGAATTGTTCAAGAAGTTTGACGTTGAATATAAATGCGTTTATTATGAGCATTTATATGGTGATAATGATGCAGACACGTTGCATGTTGTTAATGATTGTATTGAAGTTTTAAATGCAATCATTACAACTGGTCCAATCGTGTGCTGAAATTTCTTATATATAATGACAAGATTAATTTTTGTCATTTTTAATTATTATTATTTAATTTTTATTTTTGTATTAATTTATAAAAAAAATAATAAAAAATGAAAGTATTTTATATAATTATTTTTACCCTGTCAAACAAAGAGTTAATCGTTATTTGATAGTGTCATCTCTGAAATGTTTTCTGAAGAAGTTTTCATTGCTGAATGTGTTGCTTTTCTTGGTACAAATGATTATGAAGATTATGAGGATGTCAAATATGATATTGATGGGTATGTAGATGCCAATCTGCCATCGAATTTGTATTCTTCTAGTGAGCTTAGTTCATTATGTGCCAAGATACTGACAGCATATATGGAGTCAGAACACGAACTTTTAGATACAAATGTCGAAGATGTGGAGGATGATATTTTATTTAGAACTGTCGAGATCTGGTTGATGGCTGATGGTGCGATGTTCAAGGGAGGTTAAAAACATCGCACAATATAAGGGCAAGAATTTATATAAATTTTTGTTCTTAATTTTATTTTTATATTAACTTAAATCAAGAACAAAAATTATTAGTTTTTGCCCTTATAACTGAATATTGCTTTACTTCTTTATTATCTGATGGTGCTTTTCAATAGCTTTCAGAACTTTTTGAAATAAAACAATATTGAGTTTTTTTTCGATATAGTCGCAACAATACCTATATTTTGCACTCTTAATTTCTCTCGATGAACAATATCGATTGAGAATAACTTCGAGATTAAAATTTTTGACAAGCTCTTGGAAATGCTTATCAAATATTGCACAACAATCTTTATTTTCGCCCTCTGCCAACTCATTTAAAATAGGATATGACACCATCAAATAACGATTAACTCTTTGTTTGACAGGGTAAAAATAATTATACAATTTACTTTCATTTTTTTGTATTAATTAATAATAAATAGAAAAAAATTAATCATTTTCAGCTAATATTATATCATTTATAGTTGATGTTATAAATGAATGTAATGATAAATATGCTAAATCTTTATAAAAATCTTCTTTATTATTATAATTATTAATATTAATATTATTAGATAATTTCATAGCATCATATACATCTCCAATATAATGTATTATAATTTCTTGATTTTCTCCAATAGTATTATTAGAAGATACAATAATATTTATTTCAGTTTCTAATATTTTTTCATAATTATCATAATTATTTTTATATTCATATAATAAGAAATTAATTAAATCATTTTCATTAAATGAAGAAACCATTCTATTTTTAAAAAAATGATATAAATATAATAATCATTTTTTAATTTAAATTACTATTTAAGGATATATAAATGTTATCTTTAAGTATTTTTGATGAAAAAGCATTTATAAATTCAATTATTAATAATACTAATAATAATGATTTTGAAAGTATTTTACAAGAAAAATATGCAAATGAAATTAAATTTGGTTCTGATAAAGAAAAAGCAATATATTCAACATATGAATCAACATTTATTATAAATATTGAATTTGAAGAACATCATATGGTTCAAATACCCTCATTACGAAATACTATTTTCATTAATCATATGCCATCTTTAATTGATATATTAAGATGTAAAATAAATGATGAACTTGATAATTCTTATATAAGTGATGCTGACACAGATACTGAAAATTAAATATGTATTAATTTAATAGAAAATAATTAAAAAATGATAGGATAATATTTAATAGTATTTATGCCATATTCTATGATGACATCACCCACCGTTTTCGATACAGAGACGTTCATTACCGCTACTTTGAAGAGCTGCCGCGACGACTATTCACTCGAACCAGTTAATGTTTTTACGGAAAAATACACCAATGAGATTGGTTTCGATACAGAAACCGATAAATCAATCTTAAAAAATCTTCGCGCAAATGTAAGTGCCGACTCGCCGATTTGGAACCAATCATTATATTCATATCTTCTCAATGAGTTCGATTATGCATTGGATGATTGCTATGATAGCGATGCCGACACTGACAGCGAAGATTAAAATGTATTACTCCATATTATGGCAAAAATTTATTTTTGTCATTTAAATACTATTAATAATAAAAACAAAAAAAGAACAAAATGACAAAAATCTCTTTTTTGCCATACCAATTTAAATATACTGTCATCAATAATCATCATTAAATTCTATACTTTTTGTGAAAGTATAATTTATAACAATATTCATCAATTGTTGATATATTATAACTGGTACAAAAT